AAGCACTTCTGCGAGATGCCCTCTCGGCTTCTAATTCAGCCTTCAAGACACTTGATTTCTCTGCGTCTACCTTTGCCCTAACAATATAATAAGCGTCCTCTAAACGCAATTCTGGGCGTTCTGTAAGCATCTTTGCTATGGGTAGTCGGTATTCATCGTTGGTGATCTCTGGGTGCTGGGACTTGAAACTATCTAATTCCATTCTACGTTGCTTCATAAGCAGTTCTTCTCTTGCGGGAGCAAGCATCTGCTTCAACTGAATAGCAGCCTGTCTTTCAATTTCTTTCTTCATCCCCTCTGGATCATATAGGTCAAATTCTTCTGGATTATCAGCAACTTCTACTGCTCTATTATACGCTGGGTTGTTTAGGGTGGCTTCACGCTGGTTCTGTAATTCCAAGCGTTCCTGCTCTAATTCTTTGCGTAAATTAGCAATTTCTTGGGTCTTGCGTGTGTAACTACTACGAAGATTAGCAACGTGCTTTCTAACGTCTTCTGGTAGGTGTCCTACCCATTCGTGAAGAGGTTTCATACCACGATGGTTTGCGTCATCAGTAAATAGCGGGTCTGCGTCAGCCCCAAGGTTTAGTAGGTCGTCTATGGTAAGATCTTCCACAACTGGGGCAGATGCCTCAACTGCTTCGGGTGTCTCTGTTGTATCAACTACGTTTTCGTCTACGTTGTTCTCAACAGAGGTGCTGTTTCCAGTCTCTATTGTTTCGTCGCTCATAATTTATTTTCTCCTTGGCTTTATGCCTGTTTTCTTTTTACGAACTTTCTTCAAGTCTGCTGATGTAATCTTCTTACGAGGAGGAGCAACAGCAGCAAGTTTCTTTTGTTTCTTTGTGTATTTCTTATACGGCATTACATACGCTCCATAAACAGAGCATCCATAGCCGCATCGTCCATATCTTCTGCTGTCGCCATTTCGTCGTCAGCATCTTCTTCCTCATCTTCGGGTGATGGCTCCTTCAAAAATCTCTTGAAGTCCTTGTTACGGGATAGAGCATCAATACGTCCTGCCTCCATCATAATAGAACGATCATCGGTAATCTTACCAAGATCAACTACCATCTCACCATCAATAGCATCTGCCTCGGCAGCATCGCTGGATGCCTCCGCAAACATAGCAAGGATACGTGTGAAGTCAGTAGGAAATTTAGAAATATCCTCGCTGAACGTTGGATAGGTTGGTTCCTGCCCGAAGGCTGGAAGTAGTTTGTTTGTTGCTTTCACTAATGCGTTTAGTGACTTGGTAGAAAAACTGCCCTCTGGGGATAGTGCTTCAAATTCCATCTCGTCAGCGTTTTCCGCTGCGTTCAGGTCTTCCGCCATCATACCCTCTTCGGGGGAGCGTCCACCAATTACGATCATTTCAGTAGCCATTATATATTCTCCTTTGGTATTGAAAAGTCAACTACGTGTTCGTAGATGTCGTCCAGTTCCCCAGACAAACAGCGTTCTGCTGTAAAAGTTTTTGTTATGGCTTCTTCCATAGTAGAGCCATTCTCAATATGAAGTTGAAGTTGCTGGACTTCATCTTCTTGTTTTCTAATTATCTCTCTGCGTCTATTGGTTTCATCGTCCCAGAAGTGTTGTGGTAAATCACTTTCTCTAATATAACCATTAGCATTCATAATCTTTTCTTCTTCTGCCTTTGATCCAACTTCTCTACCAAGAGCGTTAGACCAGTAGCCTACACCAGTTTCAGCACCAAGAATATGGAAACCTCTGTTACGTGGTGTGTGGGCTGGATCGCTGGGGCATAGTTCACCGCATACAGGACACGATGTAGTCTGTCCCCATCTTACCATAAATGATCCGTGATCTTTACAAAGTCTATGTTGGTCTGGTCCATTAGCCATCGGCTTGCCCCTTACTATCGCTCCAAGTAGCATCCAAGTCACCAGATAGGGCACGTTCAGCACTAAAAACTTTTGCTATTGCTTCTCCCTTATCCATACCAGATGCTTCTAAATTAGCAATCTCTTCAACATCTTTCTGCTTTTTCATAGCGACGTTTTGTCTTTTCTCTGTTTGTTCCGCCCAGTAATGTGAAGGCATATCGCTTTCAGGAACATAACCACGGGCTTCCATAATTTTTCTTTCTTCTCTTACGCCACCTTTGACGTGACGACCAAGAGCATTAGAGAAGTAACCATTCACACCATAACGACCTGTTTGATCTCCCCACAAGGATGGTGTAAAGGCTGGGGCAGTAAGCACCTTGAATACCTTACCTCCGCATCCTCCTTCTAATGTATCAGCGTGACGATCCATAAAGACTTCGTTGTTTCCCTCACCGCAGACCCATCTGGCTCCATCGGCACAGGCTTCGTCTATTTTCATAAACGCCTCTGTCTCTCTTCCACAATCTTCACACTTGAATGAATATAACGGCATATAAATTTTCTCCTTATTGTATTGTATCAGCCGCACCTGTAAGTGCGTCTGCTAATGTTCCAGCGGCAGTCTCTTGTTGGGTTGGTGTCCCTTCTTCAAGTTCTCCCTCTGCTGGTATGCTGCGTGAACCCACTTTGGGAGCCTCTGCTACGGGTTCTGGCTGCTTCAAAAAGTCTTCTGGTAGTTCGTATGCCCTAATAATTTCTTCCTTCAATTTGTCCTGTGGAACGCCTAAACCAGTAAGAACTGGTAGTAGGGAAATAAGATTTTGTTTCTTGATCGCATCTGCGATTGGTTGGTTGCCCTGATCCAAAGCAGAGATACGGAACTTGCCGTGTAAATCTTTTGAGGTAATAACCTTCGCCATACCATTAGAAGAAAGGACAGCCTTGTCTCCTTCGTCAGCAAGTAGGGATAGTGTGCGTAAATAAAGTTTAGCAATTGTTTCTATTGAATAATCACGCTCTCTCGCCATCTTACCAATCTCACTTGCCGAATATTGAGCGAGGGCTGTAATCTCTGTGGCTGTTGCCTTGGTTGCTTCGCCTCTACTGAAAGGAGCAAGGATAGATCCTCGGTTGATGTCTGCCTCAATAAAGTTCAAGTATCTATCAAAGTTGCTGCTAATTGGTTCTACACCAACAGGTTGTATCAAACCAGCAAGGGTTTGCTCGTCAGTAGCAATCATAGCACCATCAATACCAGCGGTAATCTTTGCTAATTCTTCTTCATCAAAGGCACCTTCCTTATAAATGTATTGGCGGCTGTCTCTACGTATAGCATTAGCCCAGTAGGTTCTCAAAATGTTTTTCTCATAGAACTGATCGTATACCCTACTAACAGCAGACAAGCCCTCCATAGGGCGTTCAGGCTTACGTGCGTAGTATAGTGGGGATAGGTTAGATAGTGGCTGATCGTCGTATGTTCTAACAGGAATGGTAGACTTCTCTAATAGTTCCTCTCCGTTCTTGTAGTTAGGCGACCAAAAATATAATTTATCATAAGCCATATCATAGAATTCAAGAACTTCTATGTAAAGGTAATCATCAGGTAGGTCTGCGTATTCAGCACCTATCTCACCATATAAAGAAGATGAACCCCCACCTCTATACGCTCTTGCCCCAGAGCCAAAGTAATCTTGCTTTGGAACTGCCGTGAATTGTTTAGCACCAAATCTATCACGGGCTTCTGGTATTGTGAGGTAGTATGTGTGACCGCAGAAACGCTGTGTATTCCAGCCAGAAGCGTCACGATCCGTTATGACCTCCCAAGGAGGGACAGCACGAATGGAAACCTTTTCAAGCATCTCCTCGCTGTCGGTGGGGGAAAGTTTTAGATAAGCATTAGGGTAGATAAGAGCCAGACGAGAAGCAATCTCTAATTGTTCTCTCTGGGAAAATAAAAATCTATTTGCTGCTGCCTGTGCTAATTCAGGATCACCAGCAGCGTTGGCTGCGTCAGCACCTACAACAACAGCAGGAGCCTTTGAGAACAGAGCAGCGATGAAACCTTCAACGTAAGAAAAACAATCCGCAGTCTCAACACGGATCATACTATCATCGTATTCAAGTTCGCCATCCCAGAATTTATTTTCATAGGCATTCTTGTATCTACGAAGTTCACCCATCTGTGTATCCCAGAAGTCTTTATGCTCCGTTAGGACAATACGCAGTAGTGATATAATTTGTTTATTTGTTCTCGCCATAATTATTTACCCTTCACTTTATTAGGAAAGGTCAAGTGTAGATGTTCTCTGCTATGTTTCTTTACGCAGTCCTTACAAAACCCTTCGTCTTCAAACCCAATACCATCTGTATCTTTTTTATAAAATGCTGCTGGGGGAAATGCCTTACGACATTTGATACAGCGTATATAACCTTCTGGTGTAACCAACCGCAGGCTTGAAGCATACAGAGGTTTTAGTTCTCGTTGTGTAGCAGGTGTTCTATCATCCATTATTAGTATCTCCTATGTAAACCTGTTCTTGCTCCACCTTGGAGCATTCTTTTATTTGAGCGTTGTGACTTGATCCAGTCTGGTAGATATGTTGTCTTTGGTAGACGGACATTATCTAAACAAACAGAACAAAGAGCGAGAGCAACAGCGTTGTCTCCGTGTGATTGTAGATTATCAGGAATAATAATATTTCCTTTCTCGTTTACTTGTAACGCTCTAATTTCAGCAAACGTTAGACTATCTAAATTATAAATGTATCCTTCACGGATAAGTTCTTTGAGGTTCTCAAACATATAAGTTTTTGATTTTAGTGTAGTGTTCCAATCCTTACCTTGTTCGTCTACCCAGAACCTACGGAAGCCTTGGTGTCGTAGTTCGTTGATTACAACATTACCATAGTTGTTACTTTCTACAAGAGCCAAAGCATCATTATACTGACCTGATATTTCTATAATTACTTCCGCAAGATTTACTGGTGTAATTGTATTGGAACGATAAACACAGACAGGCTGGTAAGACATTTTAGAAATAACAAAAATAACTGAATAGTCCCTGTTTACACCAGCCGCAACATCAACACCAATAGCATATCTGTCGTCAGGTGTAGGATCATCAAACACAACCCATTCGCTATTGTCTACGGCAATAACTTCAATCTTTTCAAGATCCTTCTGTGAGAAATAAGAATTACCAATTTGTTTGTATGCGTCTTCTAATGTCTCTGGATATTCTCGGCTAAATTTATCCCAGCCTATCTTTTGTATTTGTAAGTAACGCCAGTATAGTTGTTGGTTATGTAAATCATATTTTTCTTTTAGTTCTAAATCATCTTCGGTTGGCTCCCAGTCAATACGTTTAGGAACAGGTTGCCTATACTTTGTATGACCGAACCAAGGAAAAAATAAATAATTCCAAGAGGCTAAACCTCTTTGTGTTTTTAGGATCTCTTGATGTAGGGCATCGTTGTAATAGTTGGCTGTGCTTTCCATTACAAGTTGTCCGTCGTTTAGTGCTGCGATTGCTGTGGCTTTTAGTTCTTCTGGGTTTTCAGCAAAGGCATATTCACTTATGTGTAGTTTGTATACAGAGAAAGAACGCAGACCCCCTCGGTCTGCTGATGACGCTGCTACAATACCAGCACCACTATCAGCAAAGCGTAGTTCGGTAGAATTTTCTACTGATAGTTTCTTTTGTAATTGGGTGGGTAGATTATAATAAAATGTTTTATGTATTTCTAATATATGTTTTGATGACGCAAGTTTGTGAGATAGGATCGCATATGTCTGTGGATCCTGTGACGTGAAAGCACACCAAAAGAAATAAGCACAAATAATTGTAGAGGAACCAATCTGTCTTGGCTTCAATATAATTGTATCGTCACCTTTGTGTAGGGCTTCAACAATTTTTATTTGTTCTTCTGTTGGTTTTAGATATACAAGTTTACCCTTCTTGTTTACAATCTTCAATCTGCTTATAAACATTAGGGGGTCTGTAAGAATATCTTTTATATTCTTCTTCGCCATATTACTTTACCTGTTTTAGCCAATCATTTATTTCTTTTACTTTATTAGGATCTTCGGCAGTAGTCTCACCTCTATCTTTTTTATCTTTATCTATTTTGATTAGGTGATCTAAAAATGATTGTATGTCTCTGCCGTTGAAGGTCTGTGACTTGCCGTCCTTCTTCAATTCAACACAGGATAGTTCAAGACACGCCCAGATAAAATCTTCTATATTCTTTTCGTGGACTGCCTTACGCATAAGGTTTCTTGGTAATGCTCTACGAGGCATAGTGTATCTCCTTCATATAATTATATTTTATATGTTCTCATAATGTAGTAAAGGTCAAGCATTACTTTATTTATTTTATTTATTCTCGCACATAAAAGAAAACCCCCAACCATTTCTGGAAGGGGGCATAGGATATATTATAATTTATATTATTCAATCTTATCTGTTAGGTTGTATTCATATCTCTGTGTATGATTGTAACTATCTTTTATTCTTGTAGTATACCATTCAGTAGTTCCCCAGAAATCTCTTGCTTGAATATGTAAATATTCTTTTAGTTCAGCAGGACAATTAGAAACAATATTATTATATTCTGTATCTCTCTCATCAAAGTCAATCTGCTTCATCCAGTCATACTGATATTCTTGATCGTGTATAAAACTAATATTATATTCTATCTGTTCTTCACCAATACGAACATTTATATTTGTTCTATCTTTTACTGCTAATGGTATAGCATCTTGGATCAATCCACGTAGAGATTTAGGGTTATGGTCCCAACGATTATCAATTACATCTATCAGCACATCACAATAGTTTTTATATAATATTTTCTTTTCTTTATCCAAGCACCACATAGCACAATTGTATTGATGGGAACTGGAATGACGATGACGGCTGCCTGCTCCAAACTGGGTATGTAATTCTTTTATATAATTATTATATTCTTTCATTACACCATACTTGATCTTCCAGTCATCTATCGCAGCAGACACATAGTTGTTTGCTTTCTTACGCAGCATAACTTTATTATTCTTTTCTGCTTCTTGTGTTGGGGTAGTCCACTTACGATCCAACGTATTTACACGCCAACTATCCTGACTATACGTGGGATGAAATAAATATATTTCATTTCCTTTACTGGGATGAGCCAACATAACATAGCGATATGCCTTACCATTATGCTGGTTCTTCACAAAATCGTAATTCATATAGCGATTATAATTAGGAAATTTATTTTGTATTTCCTGTGGTGTGTATCCGTTCGTCAAGTCCAAGTCAATAACAATAGCCATCTCTGTGGTTTTGTTGTAGTTGGGTGTAACGATTACAAGATCACCTACTTTTAGTTTCATCTGGGTTAGGTGTTCCCAGTTCCAATTATAATTTTTAGACATTTTATATTCTCCTTTATTTTGAATTGTCTTTTACAAGGCACCGCCAAGTGCCTATACTATAAATAGTATCTAACAAAAAATATTACTACTTTTTCTTCAACTATCTATATATATATTATAACACATTTTATTGGGTTTGTCTACTACTTTTTTACTTTTTTTTCAATAAAGTTTTAGCATCGTAGTAGTCACAGGTAGGCGGATATTGCCGTCACTACCATAGTCAATAAATAAACATTTATTTTTCAAGAGGATCTGTCTAACGACCTGACCCATAAAAAGAACTGGGGGATTTATAAAATATAATTCATCAGCAACTTGGGAGCAGGTGTGCTGGATAAATGGGATCAAGTGGGTGAACGGGGATGGGGTAGGCTCGCTAAATAAATTCATAAATTCTCCTGTGTATATATATATTATAACATATTCGGGGGGCATCGTCAACTATAAACTACAACTTTTTAGTAATAATCTTGATGTGCTTGCGTGAAAGAGGGTAGTAGGCTATGTCTAACTAATCGCTGAAAGCGTAGGTATATCAAGGGTTTACAACGAATTGAGGACTGACCGCAAGAAACATTATCTATTGGAAAGTCCCCATATAACTATTATAAACATACAGCAGTTTGTAGTATATAAATTATTTATTTATTCGTGGTCGGGTTCCTTTACCTCTGTAAGTTTTGATCTCATTTTAGTTGCTTCCTCTAACACCCAAGTTGATAGTTCTTCATCTTCCTGTGGTTGGGTAAGCAGGTGGATAATACCTGATAGTAAAGTTACAATATCTAATTCTTGCTGGGACATTATGCTTCTCCTTTGTTTGTTGTGCTATGTCTTGTATAGTTTTTATCTATCCAATCTTTTGGTAATATTATTTTATTATTCATTCTCGTAAAGTAAATTAGTAAATGTTCCTGTGAGGTTATATCATCTATATTATCATAGAACCCGTGCTGGTATAGGTCACTTATTACTTCTTGTAATCCATTCTCATCAGTCCAATTATCTGGATGTTCTAATGTTAGTTGGTCTAATACAATTCCTAATCCATAATCTTCTCTGTGTATGTTATGTCTGGGAAGTATTAGTTCTCCTTCTTTATATCTCATAATATTTTTTATTCCTCCTCTCCACCAAAGAAATCATAGAAGACATTATCACCTCCATAAATTACTTTGAGATCTTCAATAGCAGACCAATAGATCTGGTGTATTCTTTGTTTGGTTAGACCTAATATCTTTCCAATCTTACTGAACGAAAGACCATCCCATAAATAATAGAAAACAACTTTCTGTTTGGTAGGTGTTAGTCTCTCAATCATCTCAACACCAGCAGGTAATTCTTTTTCAATTATATTATTTTGTTCTGGATTATTCTTTCTATCTATGCTCTCAATCAAATCATCTGTGGGATCATAGTTGTGTCTGTAATCTAACTTCCAAGTATCAAGACCTATTGGAATATATCTCCAACTATCTTTCAGTTGTGTCTCTTCATCTAATTTCTTTATCTCATAATCCCAGTCTCGCTGTGATCTTTTCTTTTTTCTTTTCAACATAATATCAATCTCCTTTATTTATTTGTTATGTTCTCCACCTCACCAGTAAGTATGTTAGTTTGTTTAGCCTGTAAGGGCTGAAAGTTTAGATCATACTTCCAAACAAGAAACCTAACACATATCCAGAAAACCAAATTAGTAAAGTTTCATTTCTAATTTTATTAGATTTGATTTTATCATTTAGGTGTCTGTAATATTCTTCTTGTTGGTTGGATGCGAGCGTCAGCGAAGCATCCATACTATCATCTTCTATTTTATATTCTTTATTAGTTTCAGTTTCTAATTTAGAATTTAGTTTGTAAGTTTCAATTGGTTTCAATTTCAATCACCTCCTTGGTTAGTTATTAGTTATTGAAAGTTTGATTGTTTGTTTTTTGGAACAAACAATCGTTTGTTAGTTAGTTCACTTATCAGTTAGTAAGTAGTTCAGTTAGTTATTTTATCAGTTCACCCTATTGGGTATACCCGAGATGCGTTACTACTATCAGCCTCTACTATATACAAAGGGCAAGAAGTTTGAAGTAGTAGTAGTCCAGTAGTAAAAAAAATAAAAATAATTTATGGTATAAAATTTTTTAGTATACTACTTACTAATAGCACAGGGAAAAAAGTTGTAGTTTTTTTCAAGAATGTGTTGCGAACCTACTAATAATATGTTATAATGTAGTAGTTAGTTAGTTCAGTTTTATAAGTCCTTGGCGGGACTTGGATACAATCAGTTAGGAGATAAACGTATGAATGATTATATAAATATAAAATTATTAGAAGTCTGTAAAGAAATTACTTACAGGTTCCTATCACCAGCCAATAAGTTAGGAACGATACTTCACTATAAGTCTTGGGATCTTGATGACTTTGCTATGGAACTATGGCTCCACATCAAGACACACAACAGAAGCAGCACCAATAGGTTCAGGGAGAAGTGGCTTACTGACTATTGGGATTGGAATGATATTGGATTACAAAAGCAATTCCGTGCTTGGGTAAAGGTAGAAGTCAAAGCCTTTGTAGGAAGAATATATTATAGAGAATTTGTGGTAGGACAACAGGAAGCCAAGAAGACTTTGTGTTTTACATACCTACCTGAATATGAATTACTTGTAGCAACAACACCATTAGGAGAACTTATGTTTGAAACAAATGATATTATTGACGTGATGAAAAATTACGTAGACAACTATGCTACGGAGAGAGAGAAATTTATTTATCTTTATTCTCTGGATCTCATCCAATTGGAATGGGACAACGGCAGACTTATCAACTACCCAGAAGGGTCAGTAACAAAGAAAACTTTTTATCTTCACAGAAAAGATTTTCTAAATAAATTGAAGGGGGAAATAGAAGATGGCGAATAAGAATTTCAACACATCCTTGAAGCAGGGTGATAGAGGTGAGAAGAAGGCAGAGGGATTGTTTGACTGGTGTAAAGCACGGGGAACTATTCAGGACTATGCGAAGACACCACACTACATCTACGAACATTTAGGTTTAGATGGTGAGAATGATTATATCCTCTGGAATAAAAACAGATCCACCACAGGGGTAGAAGTAAAAACTTTATCTGGTGCGTCAGCCAAGGGCTATGCCTACGACACTATGGTTATTGAAGAATGGAAAGATAATTATGGATCAGTAAGGGCTGGGTGGTGGAGAGCCACAGAAGCAGGACACCTTGACTATCTTATATTTGTGAACGAACATACAGATAAATTATATTGGTTCAAGACACAGATACTAAAAGATTATATAGAAAAAAACAATTTACGTAAGACCAGTTGCCGTGACGGAAACATTCATAACAAAGGACAGATAGTTCGTATTGGTTGGGAATGTGAGGAAGCGGGCTGGTCTTTGACTTTTTGGATGGAAGATAATAAATGGATTGTAAAAACAAAGGAGCAAAAGTGAAATGTCTAAACATACAAAGAACAACAAGGAACGACTACATCGTAGTGGATCTGCTACAAAGGAGACACGCAATCCTATCGGTGAGGCTGTGGCGTATGAAGTCAGGACAGCCTTGGCGGGATCGTGTCCTCCCCCTATCATACTTGACGGAGGAGAAGACTGACTATCTGGCGAGCAGAATACAAGCACCACCTAAATGGTTTTTATCTGTGGACTTGGAGAACGTTTCGTGTTATGATATATACAGAGAGCCAAGCAAGAGACAGATATTTCTACAAAAGAAATGTGATGAACTACTTGACGAAATCTCTATTATGAAGGGACCAGACAAACCTTCTACCGACATACAATCCTCCTAATTGTTGTTATTCTAAAACCGCCAAAACAAACTAACCCCCTCTTCGTAATTGATTGGAAGAGGGGGTTTTTCATTTGGGTTACACAGAGAATATAAATAATAATTATTTTATATGTAGTGGAACTATGGTGTAATGGAGAGCATACAGCCCTACGAAGGTGATGGTCTGGGTTCAAATCCCAGTAGTTCTATTTCTTCTTTCGTTTACGTAATGGCGTGGCTCTACGACCTGATGCCTTACGAGCCTGCTGCTTACGCTTGGTGGCTGCTGAAACTTGTTTGGTAGTCTTGGGTGTCTTGGAAGAAACACGCTTGCTGGGGCGGCAGTATTGAGCCTTTGAGGCACCCTTGTGTCCGCAGGGTTTACCAGTCTTGGTATTCACCCACTTCTCTTTGGACCATCTTTTTAGGGAAGCACCTTTCTTGGTCTTACGAACTTTGCCTTTACCCTTACGACATTTAGCAATTGCTTGTGACGCACGGGCAGAAGGAAACTTCTTGTAAGATCTTTTTACTTTTTTATAGCAGGCATCTTTCTTTGTAGCCATAGCCTATGACCTCCTGTGGTTTCACTTGCCGTATGGCTTACGCTTCTTACCAGCAGTCAAACCTTTCTTACGTGGAGGAACCATCATACCACCCTTTTTCTTGGTGGTGGTTTTCTTTTTAGTGGTCTTCTTACGAGCAGGTTTACTTGCTGGGAATGGACGTGGATATGGTTTATTCTTCGGCATCCGTAGTCTCCTCCTGTTCTGGTCCTGATAGGGTTACGTCCTTGTCTACGTAGTCATACGAACAAGAACCATAAGCAGTTGATAGAACAATAGCAGTTCCTACAATTGCGGCTGATACTTTGTGGGTTTCCAAAAAGTCTTTGATTGATTGTAGCATTAGTCTTTCTCCATTATTTTCTCTACAAGTTTTTCTAAATATGAGAGGCGAACATCAATTTTGTTGATCGCTTCCCTGAATAATTTTCTGTCTTCTTCTGCGTCGGTCAAGCATTTATCAACAGCCTCTTTGTGAAACGCCATAAACTTATGAACGAAGTAAATGGCTACGGCTGCTGTTCCTGCGGGTGTTGCTAATATGCCGAGGATTTCCATTTCCATAACACTATTCCTCCCAGAAGAGCCTTGCTCTTGTAAGGGTGGCTCCTGCTGCGTCAGTCTTTACCCAAAGATAAACATTCCCAGTAGGAAGATCAGTCTTCTTCAAGGCAACAGATACATCTAACCTTGCGGCACAGCCACCTGTTCCTGCTGTTGCTCTACCATAGACAATAGGCATCTCTGTCTCTGGGACAAGGATGTCGTCTCCCGCTACGTCAGTTGAGAAAAACGCAGTCAACTTCGTATTACCCGCACCACCAGTAAAATTGATTAGCAGGTGAGATAGTGTCCCTACAAGACCCTCACCATACGGACCAACTGATATACCAGTAGGCATAGCGACCCCCGCTCCTGATGCGAGGTAGGCAGTAGTAATCGCAGTTGCTCCTGTGAATTCTGCCGTGTGTATAAACTTTCCAAATTTAGCCATAATATCTTCTCCTTCTTCTATATGGTTTTATTATGTAATCTTATCAAATGAAACCACCTGATAAGCAATCTTCATCTTTATGCTTTCACCAGTCAGGTCTATACCTGTCCCAGATGGACCCCAAGCAAGCATCAAATAAATAGGTCCAGTTCTCGTTCCAAGTGGAACCAAGTTAGTATTACGTGATGAACGGACTTGGTTTGATCCAGCATCAGTAAAAGTCAAAACATCCACAGCACCACCACCATTACCAGCATAAGTAAGTGTGCCGATGGCTGATCTGTGGTTTAGGTTTGTAAGTGTGTTGGCGGCACCAGCATAACAAATAAAACTTCTGTTTGCGTTTGTGCCTGTATACCCAGCACCCAATCCAGCAAACTTCAAATCGTTTGTTGATGTTTGTGTAGGTTCAGCAGCCAAACCAATAACAGCATTCATTCTGCTGTTAGTATCTGCTACTACGTCTGCTGGTCTATCAAAATCAAATATCTTCATACGAATTGTAATGTTCTGTTCGGCATCATCAAAACGATATGGTGTGCCGTCAGGTCTAACAAGTGGTATGTAAATTCTTGGGCTGTTGATTACACTACCAGCAGTAATAACATTATCCTGAATTGAATTAGTCAAG